CCTAGGAGGAATAATGAATACAACACAACTAAAGGCACTACTTGCCTCATACGGAAGATCAGTCCTGGCATCAGGCCTTGCCCTATATATGGCAGGAGTAACAGATCCAAAGGATCTATGGACTGCTCTAGTAGCAGCACTTGCGCCAGTGGCAATCAGAGCAATTAATCCAAACGACAAGGCTTTTGGTGTACTGCCAGATGCTAAGGCCGTAGAAGAGGCTTTAAAGGCTGCTAAGGCACCTGCAAAGCGAGTTGCTAAGAAGGCAGCAGCTCCAAAGAAGTAGTCTCTACTTACAGATCAGCCAGTCTAGAGATAGGCTGGCTTTTTTGTTACCCGTTTATTATTTCTAGGTATTTATCTTTAAGGTTTTCAACAGAGAAATGACTAAACCCTAAATTAATAGCCTGTTGTTTACTATCTATCTTATTAGAGTTCTTAACATAATCATCAATAAGACTAGCAAACTTATCAAGGTTTGGAGAATAAAGATCAACCATTGTTTTAGTTTTAAATGATCCTATTTTTTCTGAGGGGATAAGCCATTGACTTGGAAGAATAAGATTGTTAGGAGATATATCTGTCATAAATACAGGTAGTCCACTAATCAATGCTTCATTCATTGGCAAGCATAATCCAGCATACCTTCTTGGTAAAATCATAGCATCATAACCAGAATAAAGATCTTCTCTGTTTTTAACGTTATCAGTATCAATAGTTATTCTTGAATCTTTAACTTTAATATTTAGATCTGTTTGTGTTTTAATTACTAACTCAAAATCAGCTTTAGATTTTGTCATCATTTCTAGTACAGACTCTGTACCATTTCTATCTCTAGCAGCTTTCTTTCCACCAATGTGAAGAATTCTATTATGAGTTTTAGATAAGTTATTTGATCTAGGATTATCAAAGATTGATGTAGTTGTTGGTGGCGGTAAATAAATAACTTTAGTCTTGTCCCCAAACATTTTTTGAACTACTTCAATATTCCATAAACTTGGTGATAGCAAAACATCTGGAAGTGTTATGCTTGAATTGTTTAGATGATCAAATAGTTCATAGTTATATTGTAATATTGTTTTGACATTATGCTTCTTAGCTAAGTCTACAAAGTTAAAACTGTAAAATGTTTCACAGCTTAACACTACATCAATGTCTTGTATGAACCGAGTGTACTCTTTCATTGTTGGCATTCCTGCAGAGGTTGTTCTGTAGTTGTATCCTTCATACCATTCTGGATGTTGTTGATTACCATTAAAGTGTGTTGAATCAATTAGTAGTATCTTGTCTGGGTTAAGCATGTTAACAAGTTCTCTTGTTTGATTACCTAGTCCAGTGTTATCTGATCTTGCTATGATTCCTAGTCTCATGATTCCATCTCTTTGTATAGTTGTTTTAATCCTTTTAGTGTTCCGATGTCCATGTATTTTCCACCAGGATTTACGGATCTAATATCAAGGTTCATATCTATCCAGTCTTGTATCTGTTTCCCTGGGTGCTCTAATAGTGGATCGATGTATCTAATAAGATTTTTACGAAATAACATCGTTCCCCACATGTCTGTGTATTCACAATCAGATACTTTATCTCTAGATGAAATAACTTTCCCATTAGATACTAAGACCTGTCCAACCCTACCCTTAAGTTCTGGATCACAACTCCAAGTTCCAAGAACTAAGTCACCAGCAGTATCCATCATTTCTTTATAGATATTAGTTTTACAGTCAAGAATATAAGTGTCTGGCATTCCAATTAAAACGGTATCATTATAGTTTCCAACCATAAACTTAACAGCATCAGACATAGTTGAAGGTTCACGAACAACTAACTTTATATTCATGTTCATGTTTTGAATAATAGGAACCCATTCAGCCCTTGTTGAAACTCTAACTTCATCACATACTTCAAGCATTTGATTAACATGCCACTGAAGTATAGATTCTTTTTCTGAAACTGGAAGGCAAAACTTTGGGATACCACCTATTCTAGATGCTTTCCCAGATGCTGGTAAGATTCCTATTGTAGCCATTAGTCTAAACCATATTGTTTCTTTAAAGTTGGTATGTCATTTACGGGCCAGTAGTCTAAAGATTTTGTAGGATCATTAAAGGGATACTTATATTCTCCCCAACCTTCTCTTGTTCTATCCCCGCCCCATTTAGATTTAAAGTAACCATGAACACCTTCAAACTTTACCTGTAGTCCATCTATGGTAGCACCACCATCTACTTGACATAAAACGTCAACTTCTGCAGTTGAAGCACTAATTCTCATTACATAACTTATTGGGGTATTAGAATGTACAAATTGACTTTTCCAAGATATCGCAAGATCTGATTCATCGTTATCTATAAATTGCTCTTCAAGTAATCTACACCTATGATCCCAATCACAGTCATCAAAATTATAGGGATAAAAGTTTTCATCAAAATATCCAATAGCTGAAACTAATTTTTTATTTATTCCACAAAGATGCCACCCGTGCTGTGTTCTAAACATTACACCCTTAAAATCATTGAGCATATCAATGATATGTGAGAAAGGTTTATTAAATAGCATTGAAGATGAAACAACAAATGTCCAATCATGATTCTTTTTTAATGCTATGTTCCATGCTCTTGATAAACCAATATTTTCTGATTGATATTCTACCTGAAAACCATACTTTTTTTCAAATACTTCGCACTCTCTGTTACCGCTATTGTCTATCAACAAAACATTTTTATCTTGTATAGACTCCATACATTTATATACTCTTTCTGTTACTCTATAAATAGGTATACAAATTAAATAATCAATCTCAGTATCTGTTTGCATAAATGTACCCCCCTCTTTCAGGACTACCCAAGATATCAATTCCAAATTGTTTTGAAAGCTTTTCAACCATTTGACCAAACTTTCCATCAAAAGATTTATCAAATTCAAGGACTAATATTTTTATTTTTGCTAAAGTTTTTGCGGGAGTATTTAGAATAAGATCAAACTCTGCACCCTCTATATCAATCTTCATAACATCAACCTCTTTAATCTTATAAGTTGAGAATAAATTTTCCATAGTTATTGCTAATACTTCTGACTTATCATTTTTTTCTAGATCTACAATGCTGCTATTACCACCACGATTACTAATTGAAACCATTTTCTTTTCATGCCAGATAGCGTTATTAATTACAGTAATATTTTCAGTAACATTATTTTTTATATTTTGATTAAGCAAGTGTAAATTGTTTGGCTCTGGCTCTACAGCATATATTTTAATTTTTTTATCACCTTCTCTATTTTTATTAAAATTATCTACAAAGAGGCTAACTGCTCCAATATTTGCACCAATATCAACAAAAACTCCACCGTCAGTAAACTGATAATCGTGTATTCTGTATACATTTTCTATCCATGTTTCGTTAACTACCTTAAAATCAAGGTTGTGATCGAAGCTAGGATCTTCTGCGTTCTCTCTTATTTCAAAACTATACTCTTCATGATTTAGAATAGATGTCATAGACTTAACTCTTTTAATATTTGTTGCCATCTATTTTTATAAGTATAATTAGACTTAACTAATTCATGTCCTGCTTTTCTAATCTCTTCACGCTCTTCATCATGCTCTATGTAGTAATCAATTAATTCTTTTAGTTGTTCAAAGTTACCGTACTCGTAAAATACTAAATGTTTTTTGTCTTCAAACTCTCTTTCCATACCCTTTACATATGGGTGAATCATAAAACCACCACGCCCCAAAGTTTCATAAACACGATCAGACCAGTAATCTGGGTAATCAAAGTTTATACAAAGAGTGTCACCAACAACAACTTTTGTAGACCAGTAAAGTTTATTGAGTGTTAGTCCACGAATTGATGGTAATCCACCACTTCCATACTGTTTAAAGTTGTTTTTGTAGTTATCCTCAAGCCAGTTAATAAGCTTAGGCCTATAGCTCCACTCTTGGTGATATTTTTTACTACCAACAAATATAACTTGGTTGTCTAAGTTTGACTGCTTATAGATACATTCTTTATCATAAACTCCAGCAGGTACGTAATGACCAACTACACTTGTTTTTTCATTAAACCATTCAGACATCTTGCTATCTACTGTGAAGAAATGCCCAATGTGTCTATATACTGGGTGAGTGTCTAGATCCTTTTGTCTTTGTAGTCCAAACCAAAGATCAAGATGATAGGTCATTGTTGGGACATTATATTCTTTAAGTGTTAACAACACCTTGTCCATTTCAAACTTTCCAGGAGTCTTCCACCCGTGTGTATGAATCCATATAAAAAGATCTGAGTCAACAGAAAGCTTTAATATGTCTTCGCTTTTAGCTTCTGTTTCTTGTAGTCTTATTACCTTATGACCCAAGGATTCGAGGGTATTGGCATGATGACTCTCACTAGTATAGTCAACACGAAAGTTACCAAGAAAAACTATTTTTGCCATTGCCACCCTATCGTTGTATTCTTTATATTATATCACGCCTAAATATGTTATACTATTATAAAAGGTATGGGGAATATGAACTTTATATATATTTGTCGTGTTGGTGAAAATGAAGAGCTAAGGTATTCTATTAGATCAGTACTTAATAGCTTCCCAGAAGCCAACATATGGGTTATAGGCGGTAAGCCAGACTGGTATGTTGGAAACTATATATACGTTGACCAAAACAATAGTAAATATAATAATGCTATATCTAATCTTAATGCCCTTTGTGCTTCAGACTTAACCCCTGAAGAATTCTTTTTAATGAATGATGACTTCTTTATCTTACAAAAGATAGATAAAATAGACATGCTTCATGGCGGTCTACTCTCTGAAAAGATCAGTAGATATCAAAAAATAGCAAGGTCTTCATCCTACATCAGAAAACTATTCTCAACTAATGATAGATTAAAGAAAAATAACATTAATGAACCATTAGATTATGAGCTTCATATCCCAATGCACATGGAAAAGGGTAAGCTAAAGCAAATCCTTGATCAATACCCAGAATTATTATGGAGATCTATGTATGGTAATACCTTTAACCTTGGCGGAACTCAATGCCAAGACGTAAAGGTTTATGGAAACCATGTTGTAAGATCAGAAAAGCAGGGAATAGATTATCAGAATGATATATTTTTATCTACAGACGACATATCTTTTAAGAAAATAGTTTTACCAGAATTTAAGAATATGTTTAGTAACAAAAGTCTGTTAGAGAAATAGACTAAGACTCTTCTGTTTCTTTCTTGAAGAATCTTTTAAACCATCTTTCTACTCTTTGCTCAAACTTTCCACCAGCAGTTTCGTTTTTATAGTAACTACTTTGAAAGTAAGGTGAAGCAAAGGTTTTAGCAAAATGGTTTCGTCCCATAGCTAAATTATACCACTATAACCTTAGCCTCTACTAGCTTGTCATAAATGTTATTAATAATAACACCAAGAGACATTTGGCTTTGTTCAATATTTTTGTTGGCTTCTTCTTCAGACATACCAGACATTAAGCAGAATTCTCTGTTATCAGAGTTGATTGAATCCATCATTATTTTAATTGCATCGTCTTTATTCATAGTTATATTATATACCTTTCGTTGTTAAATAGTCAAGCCCCTTGGCTTAACTTAGAGCGAGTGACCAGAATCGAACTGGCACTACCAACTTGGAAGGATGGTGCACTACCATTATGCAACACTCGCTTAGCTGGGGATGCTGGATTCGAACCAGCGACCTAGAAGTTAACAGCTTCCCGCTCTGCCTGCTGAGCTAATCCCCACTTGTACACCAGATAGGACTTGAACCTATGATAGCCGAATTATGAGTTCGGTGCCTTAACCAACTTGGCTACTGGTGCTTGGCGGAAGTAACAGGATTCGAACCTGTGGATCTTTCGATCTACGATTTAGCAAACCGTTGCATTCGACCACTCTGCCATACTTCCTTTGTGGGCCATGAAGGTTATGCTCCTTCTTCCCCAGATTAAAAGTCTGGTGCATCACTATAATGCTTATAGCCCATCTGGAGCCCCCCGTCAGGATTGAACTGACGACCTACGCATTACAAGTGCGTTGCTCTACCACTGAGCTAGGGAGGCTTGCTCTTCCCCTTGGACTCGAACCAAGATTGCCAGTGCCAAAAACTGGAGTCCTGCCGTTGGACGAAAGAAGATTAGTCCCCCTGGCAAGAATCGAACTTGCGACACATGGCTTAGAAGTCCATTGTTCTATCCACTGAACTACAGAGGGGAGAATCTATTAATCTTGGTCAACTCCATATGTCATTTGAATATAACATGTAGCCCAACCAGCAACAAACATAGCAATTCCTATAAATATTTCCATTAGTATCCTCCTAAACATAAATTACGAGTATGGTACAAACGACTTTCTGTAATAGTTTTTTTAGTGGGAGCAAAAAGATTTTCACTACATGCCCCACACATAAAAGACCACTCACGAGCAAAGAAATCATACTTGGAACCTTTATAGTTTGCGTACTTTTTAGTTACAAACTCTAAAAAATCATCAGGCATGTCATATCTCATATATTAAGTATACTCTTTCTAATATTAAAAGTCAAGCTTTATTGGCAATAGGTATCTTACTTCATCAATTATGTCATGTTTTAAAGCGGTATTGATCATTTCAGTAGCGTAACCTTCACTAGGTTCAGATGAAAAATAAACTACATAGTAGGCACCAATATCTACTGTTTGTATTAATGCTCCATTAGCAATAGCTTTTTTAACATTATCAGTTCTTTTAGCCCCTGGCCTTTTGCCTTCACCATCAAGCCCACCCTTTGCTTCTACATACTCAACAAGATCATACTTACTATCATAAGCAATAAAATCTACTTCACAACCAGCACCCTCAATATAAACATTTGGCTGGATATAATCAAAGCCCCTACTAACCAAATCTTGATATACAAGTTCTTCAAAAGCATCTCCTGACTTTTTAGATTCTGATTGAAAGTTCATTAAACTTCTTTCTTTATAATTGGTTCTAGCCTATCCCAATAGCCATTCTTATTACCAGTATACACCTGTCCTGTTTCACGGTCAACTAACATCCACTTTGTAGGTGAAAGAGTATGTACCTGTAAGTCTATAGGTTCATCTAATTCTTCAAACTCAAAACCATTACGCATTACTCAAGCATATCCAATTCTTGTGGAATAAGGGCAGGATCTAAAGTTTTAATCCCAAATTTTTCATATGCTGCACGAGCTGAAGCATTGTTTTCTATAGCAAGTGTAGTTACAAATCCAAACTCTTGTGCAACCTGTCCTTTAAACTTATGAGAATCTTGATAGTTACCAGGATTCATAACAAGCCTATCATAGTTAATTTTAGCATTATGTAGTTGAGCAACAGTCTTAAGTCTTTCAGAACTGTTCCTACCAGTTACGATAACCTTGGTATCGTAAATACTATTTACATAATCAATGACGTGCTGTATAGGAGTACCGTCCCTTTTTAAAAGGGTATCATCAATATCTATAATTATCAACCTTTTCTCCAATGCATAAATGATTTAACATATACAATACCATAAGCAACCGCAGCAACTATAAACCCATATTGCTTAGTAGCAAGAGCATAAGCAATCCATAAGCATTCATTAACACATAGTACCAACCAACCCCAGATAGTCTTTCTACCGACCAGGAATATGCCTGTAACGCCTATTGCTGCTAATACCCATGACCACATTAGAAATTACCCAAATGCTCTGCAATAATGTCTTGACGAATTCTTGCAATCTTTGCCTCATGGCTAGAAATCTTTGGTTTATCTGCCAATCTTTTTTTATTTTTTATTGCTCTCTTTATTTTATTCTGTGAAGATTTTACATTTGTTTTTTTCATTCTTGTTCCCCTTTGTCATTATCCCAATATGCTTTACCAAATTCATCATAATCATCCCAACCAGATCCCTTTAAATCATCTATCATTCCTTGTAGATCAAGTTCATAATATGTTCCCCACCATTTATATGGTCTGCGAAGTATTGTCCACATAACTGAATGGTATTTATAAGCAAACCCATGATCGTCGTGATCATCATAGTGTAAAGCTTTCATTAAATGAGGGCTAGAAATCTTTTCAAATAAATTACCGATCCATCGTAATGGAAGTATCTTAGTCTTTTGAATCTTTATGGTTATCATCTTTTTCCCACACCAATCTGCCATCTTTATAGACAGGCCAATAGCCAAGGCTGCGCCAGTCCATGCGGAATATGCTTGATTCTTTCATACTCTAAGTATAGCGGATAGAAAGGTTTAAGTCAAATGGTTAAGCGTTGGGATTAATTATAGACTTAGATCCAGCAATAAGCTTTTCTATTTCTTGCTGAACAAGGTTGTATTCTTCTTCAAATACTTCTGGAGTTCTGCCCTCTCCCATTTCAGCTGGAGATCCTTTAGCTATTAAATCTTCTTTAAGGGTTTTTTCAATATCATAATTTAGAACGGTACACTGGAACCAGTTTGCCACATATCCATCTTTATCAATAAGATACTTTTCAAAGTTTCCACCCTGCATTGCACCATTTCCAATAGGCTGATTAAGCCAAGAAGATAGGTATCCACTTCTATCTGGGATTCCTAATTCTTTTTGCTTTGCAGCATAGGCATGCATCTGGTTTTTAATCTCATTGTATAGTTCATGAGTTTCTTTTCTTGGTTGACCTAATCCATTTACGGAATCATCACCTTTGAAAGGACTTAGTTCGGTAGCACTTTTATTTGGATTTGACGATACCATTTCTGAAAACTCAAAAGTAGTTCCATAAGTTTCTTTGCCATAAGCTTGTGAGTCAGCTCCACAAGTAATACCTTGAGACCACTTGCCTTTAGTTACTCCTGGACCACAGTAATCATTTGTAGGAACAGCAATGATCTGGAAATCATCTCCACCATATTTATCTTGAAGCCATTGAAGTACTTCCATTTGGTTAGCATTGCCACAACCAACTGTTGTATTGGCTAACAATGTTACCTTACCTTTAAATTGATCTAAGAAATTAGGGGCTTCTTCAGCCGAAAGCAGCGGGATATCGTAAATTGATTTCATATTTGTATTATACACTATTTTTAAAATTCGGCGGAAAATAGAGGGTAACAAACCTTCCCCTGCCCTACACGGGCACTATAGGTTAGCATCCATCTCAGGTTTCCAAATGATAAGACAATTCTTACAAGTAATACCTTCATCTCTCATGTACCATTTGTGGTTACAGGTTTGCATTAAACCTTAGTATCCTCAATATGCGATACTTCTACAGGAAATCTATATCTTGTATTATTCTTAAGAGCAGCAGAGACTTTGCGGCCACCTACTCTAATTACAGGCTTAGATTTCATTGGCTTACGCTTACCTTTGACTCTAGGGCCTTTCCTATGCATGTCCCTAGTGGTAGGCAAAGATGTTACAAAAAGATTAGGCTCTAACAACTTGCTTATCTTTCTTTGCATTCTTCTTAGCCCAATCAGCTTTATGAGTTTTCTCAATAGCGATATATTCTTTCATTGGAGGACATTCATTACACCAATGGTAACTAGTAAAGAAAGGTTCGCCACGCTTGTAGGCACACATTGAATTTTTCATTGTTTTTCATTCAAAATCATAATTTTGATTTCTAGATCATCTTTGTTTTCTGCAAGGGCTCTTGATGTCCAGTTAACAGCTGAAATGCTTCTAGTGATATCATTGTGGCTTACATGATCGTGTTCTGCCACTTCAAGATATCTTTTAATATGATTGGATAAATTATCCATTGCGAATTGAAAGTCTTCTGCGTATCTTTCTATTTGTTTCTTATTTTTTTTAGTTGTCATATCTTAATAATACCCTATCTCGAAGGGTATGTCAAGCACCCTATTTATGCGGGAAAATCAAGGCACTAGACTTATCTAAATCTCTTTTATCATATTTAAGGTCTGCATTACTTCCATTTCTATCTACATAATGCAAGAATACTTGAACATGAAAAGAGTCTTCAGGAACTTGAAATTTTTCTCTCCAATGATACAGTTCACAGCCACGATAAATAGCCATTTCACCTGGTTCTAAATATATAGGAGTTCCGTTTATATATATAGGCCATTTATAATCATTTTTATTTTTATAGTCGTATTCAAAAGATAAAGTCAAGCTAACTTCACAAGCAGGCCTATCTGTATGATGGTGTAACTGATCACCAGAACGATAGACACGGTAATAAGAATATGTAGGATATAAATCTAATCCTGTATATTCTTCAACTCTTGGTAATAAAAATAACAAGATAGCTTCCATCATCGGATCAGCATATTTACTATGCGTTCCTGGAACTTGTAATCCTTTCGCTTCGGGTGTAAATCTTTGCATTTCATCAAACAAGGCATATTGAGTTACCAATTTAATTGTTTCTTTTGACAATCCTGATTTTAATGCAAAATATTTATCTTTTTCAAATAATTTAGGAGTTATTTTTGAATTCTCATGAATAATTGTAGTAGGTGTGGCATCTGTCATGATGATAGCCCCATTCTAAGATGACTCTTACATACGCCAGAGACAGAATATACTAGGTCTTCTACCACAATGTCATTGTATTTTGCTGGCTTATCGCAGTAATAGCATTGATCGGTTAGTATTTCCATATATCCATGATACCATATAGCCATAAAAAATTAAAATATTATTTTCTAATAAAAATACAGTTGGTTTGATCTTGATATGCAACAAACTCTCTATAAAGCTTAAATCCATGAATACTTAAAAAATCAATAACGTCTTGTCTTTTCCACTGATCTACCCAATAGTCTATATGCTCAACCTCTATGTATATAGTTTGAACCTGTTTTAGTAGCTTTATTGCACCTGTTAAAACCTCTTTATTTGCTCCTTCAACATCAACCCACAGACATATCTTTTCATCTTGTAAATTATTAAAATATAAGTCTAAACTTGAACATGATACTTTAATTGGATCACCATTACTTCTCCAGTGTAGATTAAAATCTTTGATGCTATTATGTCCAATATCAGATGGATTGTAGGCTGAGTCTAAATTAAAAAATATACTCCCAGCATAATTAGTTATAGCTAGATTAATATATTCAAAATTATTTATATAATTTTTATATTTTTTATATACTGCTGGAGATGCTTCAAAAGCTATAGACCTTATTCCCCTAATAGACATTGCATTAGAGTATTCTGCTTCGTGGGCTCCAACCTCAATAGATAGGGTTGGGTTAATTGATGTGGCTATCTTTATATATTCTTTTAAACATTGTTCCTGTGATAAATATTCTAGCTTCATACTAAATTATATCAGATCAATTTTTCGGGGAAAATAAAGACAGTATCGTAATGTCTAGTATAAGATACAAACCTTATAGGCTCATATTACCAGTAGTGCCACATAGCCAGAGGTTTGAATACCCTGACAAATTAGGTAAAGGCTAAGGTTTGTTAAGTAAAGGCTAAGGTTTTAATGGCATTACAGAGTCACAT